ACAGATGAGCCTTCGCCTTTGACTGGGGCTTGTCCGAAACCTGATAACATTACTTCTTCCTCAAACGCTCTATCTGAATTTTCTGTATCAAAAATTTCAGAATGTTCGTTTTCGTATCTGTCGTACTCAAGACCAAAAAGTGCATTTAGTCCTGGTTCGAGTTCTTTTACTAATTGAGCTCTATTTATTGCCATTTTAAATTACCTTTTAGCTGTTGCCGAATGTAGAAGCAGGGAACGTTACATATACTCTAGCGTGTTGCCCAATAGAATTATTTGGTTTCTGTGGGAAACCTACTACTGTTGCGATACCACTAGAAGTTGTAGTTGTTACACCTTCTTTTGATCGACCTGTGTTAGTATTACCTGCGGTAGTACTAATAGTATTTGTTGTGCCGATAGATGCTTGAGTAGGAGTCCCAGTTGACTGAGCCTCATAAACAATATCTGGATCAACATAAACAAATGCCTTAGCATTCGCAGCACCTAAAGTCGCAACATCTGCAGTCCACATGTTCGAGAACACTACTGATCCATCTGTTGCTTGGTATTCTACACCGTAAAATACGCCAAGTGGGGTGCCTGTTGCAGTCCCTTGTATAACCAAACCACTAGATAAATTAACAACATCACCTGAAAAGATAGATGCGTTAGTTCCGCTTGCTATTGCAAACTCTGAAGGTCGGATTGTACCACCTGACATATGATAAGCTGGTGTGAATCCATCTGGGGCGTTTGTATTTGCCATTTTTAATTCACCTTATAAAAATAAATTTTATTAAAGTTCTTAACCTAAATTAAGAACCACCTTTACCAAATGTAATCTTGGATGTTCTACTAGGTGTACTAATAGGCATCACTTGATTACTTTCTCGCATAAGATCATTATCGACTGCTTGAATCTGTTGGTCGGCAACATTTTGATAGTATGCCCTCCTTTCATCTACAGTTTCCTTGGGGATCTTAGCTAGAATTAAGCCACCAACTCCTATGACACCAGCATGTTTACCATCATCAACAGTGGGAGCTTCAAAATCGGGGTGATCATCTGCTCTTACGGGTTCCCAACCTTCACGAATACGTTTTGACATATTCGCTGGGTCAGTTTGACCTATCATTGATTCTCGTATCCATCTGTATACATATCCCTGCGGTGGTGTAGGGGCGTCTAATAAAGACGGGGGTTGCCAAGGTTTACGACGAGATACTTTATCTCGACTTTCAGCAGATCGTGGAGAACGATCTGATTCAGTAGTTTTAATTTCATCTACCATTTTTTCTACTCCTTAATATGCTTAGCATATTCTTCTAGTGGCACACCTAATCTTTTCGCTATCGCTACTTGACTCGGTGTGAGTTTTATAGTTCTACGTGATCGAGCTCTTGTAGTTCCAACACCTTTGCTAGAACCAGCTACTGTCTCTCTCACCTCTTTTTGAGTATTCCCTAATTTATGAGGGAACGACTCAGCAAGTCTTTTATCTACTTCAGTATAATATTCGTCTGAAGTAGGATCATAACCTTCACCTTCTGTGAGCTGTCTATGGAACGCAAATGCTGCAGTTGTCATAGCTAAGTCATCACCAAACCAACTATTTTTATCTGCCCAAGCTTTTGCTTTTGGGTCAGGCTGTGGAGCCTGTTGCTGCTGGGCAGGTTGCTGATTGTATCTAGTGTCAACCTGTTGCTCTACTTGAGGTTGTTCTACTTGTTGAAGTTCTGCTTTAGGTCTTACCCTTTTTAAGCTTTCTTCTTCAACTGCCAACTTAGCTAAATCCTTTTGAGCTTCCATTAAAGCGTCTGTGTCACCAGACTCATACGCCTTTTTGTAACTCTCCTGGGCTGAGTTTAACTGAGAACTAACTCTCGTACTATATTCATCATATAGGTTCTGATCGGTTTTTGAAAGTTTATTTTTAGTTTTATTTAATTCTTCTTGAACAGATTGGGCATATTCAACTGCTGCTTGCTCTCTTCTTTCTGATTCCCTAACTTTATAAGTTAGTTTATTGATACGTTTTTTAACGCCTTCGCTATAGTCTTCAATCTCATCTTCTTGTTCTGATTTAGCAACTACTTCTTCTTTTACTTCAGATTCGGCTTCTTCCGTTTCACTCTCTGGGAGTTCTACTTCTGTACCTTCATCTTCTTCTATTGTTTGCATAGCTTCTTCTGCCATGTTTTACTCCTTATGTGCGTAATGAATTTAAGCTGATTGTATGTCTTCAGGATTGGAGACTACAGCTAAAATTTCATCATCGTTTAATAAACGCAGTTCGCCACCCTCAATCTTGAGTCTGGCTCCTGCATACCTGCCAAATATCACCCAGTCTCTAACCTGACACCATGGACCTTCAGGGAATTTATTCCCGTCACGGTAGGCATCTGGACCAAGTGCTACCACAAACCCAACATTAGTACCAATACGTTCTTTTTCTAATACTGAGTCTGCTAAATAAATACCGCCTTTAGTCTTTTGTTTGGGACTAAAAGGTAGTATCAATATTCTGTATCCCGTTGGTTTGGGAAGTTTTGATTGTAGATCCTCGTCTTCGTGTACACTTTCGGGAGTCACGGTAGGTGACTTTTCCTCTGGTTGTATGAATCGTTCTACTTTATCTGGAATTGGTTCTCCGCCTGAACCGAAGGCTTCTATTGCTTTTGACATTATTCGTCATTATCCTTGTGCAGGTCTTGTAATAATGAGAGAGTAAACGACAGACCTGTAATTTCGCCTACTATCTTTTGGTAACTTTCGAAGTTTTGAACTCCACCACCAGCAAGAGTATCTTTTAATTGCTCTTGTCTTTCTATAATTTGTTTACGTAACTTATCTAACATACTAACTATTTTTTCCTTGACTTAGCACCAGAACATTTCCAACGCTTACGTGATAAATTGTTAGGAGTATTAGGGTTATTTCTTTTCTTTTTAGATAACCTTTTCTTTATACCTAAACTTCTAGCACAATAGGAATCACCTTTAGATGTTCCTGGTTTTACCCTAGGACCTCCACCTTTGGCTTTACCTGCTTGCCCGTAACTAACTTTTTTACCAGACTTAGTTACTTTAACCCTAGCTTTTCCTCTTCTAGGTTTAGCCATGGTTTTGGGCTCTTCTGCGATTAGCATTACCAGCTATCACTTTACCGCCTTTGTGCATCATTTTAAAATCTGTACCAGATATTTTACCGTCTTTATTTTTGTCTAATTTTTTCTGACCACCGTGTAATTCACCACCGTGCGATTTTTTAGCAGTCTTTGCTGCGTCTTTAAAGTTTTGTGATGTAGGTGCACCTTTAGTTCCAGGTTTTCTCATTTTTTCACCTGAGCCTGCTGCTATTCTTCTACGTTTAGCTTGTATATTTGCGTATAATCCTCGTTTAGCCATTATTTATTATACCCTTTGCCTTTAGTTGCTTTACCACAACCTCTAGCCATTCCTCTCTTTTTACTTGCTTTACCGCCACGTTTTAATTTTTCTTTTTCACCGCCACGATTCATTTTTTGCATACCTCTATTCATTAGGGTCTCCTTAAATGTTTTTTGGCGTCGTTCATTGAAACTCCACCTGTGTTCATATTTTTCATCTTCGAATTTTTCATTATAGAACCGTCAGGCATTTTATGAAACCCTTTAGGTACTTTCCCGCCATTTCTCATACGTCTGCGGTTAGCGTTACCACCCATCATCTCTTCAAAATTTGCTTTATTTAACATTACACACCTTTAGTTGTAGTATCAGAATCTCTGACATCTTTTAGTATATCACGATAATCCTTACGCATATCACCTTTTTCTTTCATTAAGGCTTCTTCCCTTTGTTGGGCTATTTTCATTTCAGCTATCGCTTCGGTTGATTGTTGTTTTAGCATATCTACTTCAGCCCTTATCTGGTCGCTCTGTGCTTTCTGTTGTATCTCAGCTTGTTTCAATTCTACTAACGGCTGAGTTTGTTCTGCTTGTGCTTTTATTTGTTGTGCTTCTATTAAAGCTTGTTCTTGACCAGTTACTTGTTGAGTAGCCTGTGCTGCTTGTGCTGCTATCTGGTTCATAACTTCAGGTGGCATTTCACCTTCACCCATTTGCGGTAACGGTTGACCTATTGCTTGTTCAATCTGTTGTCTGTACTTCATAGCTTGATGTTCTTGTATATTAGCTTGAATTGCTATAGTAGCACTTTGATTCTGTTGAACCATAGGATTCTGTAAAAACGCAGTATGACTAGCTATATATGCATCATGGTTCTGGAATACGTAAGCTTGTATAGGTTGCCCTGTTAAAGATGCTTGTTGTTCGGTAATAGGGTCACGGGCAGGTACTTCAGCTTGAGGAGGTAAAAGACCATCTATATTCTTAACTTCTAGAGCTTCGTACATACGTCTGTATGCTTCACGTAAATCATGTATTTCTGGTGCAGCTCTAGCCATTTCTAGCTCTTGTTGAGCTAACATCACCCTTTGAGCCATACTAAATATATTTGGGTCACTTACGGGTACAATATCAACTTTATCGTCAAAATCGGTAGCTTTTATCTCTCTACTGGCTCCTGGTACCTCATATGGGTAAACAGGGGGTAAACTTCTGCTAAATATGTTAGCTAGTAGCCTAAATTCTTTTTTCTGGGCATAATGCATACGTTTGTGTATAGCACTCATTACTTTAGTCCCACGTTCTAACATAGCCACCGTAGTACCCACTGGTAACTGTTGAGAGCCAATATCGCCTACATTCATGTCCGCAATTGAAGCAAAACGCCTTCCAGAGTCAATAATTACGCTTAATAACTGACTTAATACGTTACTAGGCTCTTTATAGGGTAAAGGCATCAATGCATCACGTATTACACCACCTGGAACGTCAACATCTCTAAATTCACCTGGTCTAAGTGGCTCATCTTCGCCTTGTACTCTCATTCCACGTGCTTTAAAGCCTGCGGGGAGGTTACTTAGCGTACCAGCGTCAACTAATTGACGTAAAATAGACGTAGCGGACTTAGTTAGTCCTCCAATCATGTGAATTAGCCCAAAACCGTAAAAACCTAGTCCTGGTAGGAACTTATAGTGTACAAAATACTCTTTTTTACTGAATAATTCGTCTTCTGCTTCCCAATTACGACGTATTGACAGTATTTCACCCTTTTCTTCTAGTATAGTTACTACATAAGGCACGGCAAACCCATAATCTTCTTCTTCTGATAGCTCTAAATTGACATGCATCTCTAAAACTGAGTATTCATCGTAGTCTGTCATTGAAGGGGATATGCCTTGTAGCTCATCCATCTTCTCTTTTGCTTCATTATAGTCAATATCAGGACTAGCTTCACCTATATTTATGTCACGGTATGTACCGTTCATCTGTAATTTCTTTAAATCGTTACCTGTCATGGTCATTGAATGAGTAAAACGTGGGCTAGTCTCTAAATCAACGGTTTCGTAAGCTACTACTAAGTTTTCCGCTTTGACTAAACGGCTAGTAGCCCTACCTAATAGGTTATCGTAATAAATCTTTTTAAATGCACTACCTGCTAAAGGTAGATAAAATAATAAACTATCCATTTCAGGGTCATATTCTTTCATGACTTCTGTTATCTGATAATTCATGAACTCTTTTACCCTTTGGTTTTGACTAGCTATCTCAGGAGTTTCGGCTCCCATGACTCTGGTTTTTACTGGTCCGCCAGGAGGTAATAATTCTTTATATGATTGTGCTTGGAACTGGGTTACGGCTTCAGCCAATAATGGGTGATGCACACCTGTGGCTCCTGGGAATGGTTCTTCTCTTTCTTCTGTTTTTATACCTAGTAAATCTAAACCTTTAGTAAAAGTATCAAGCCATTCTTGTCGAGATTCTTTATCTGAATCGTAAGCTTCTAAAAGTTCATTAGCTAAAGTTGATAAATCTGAAGCGTCAAGAGTTTCAGCAAGGTTAGCTTGATGATCAGTCATAGTAACTGATTCTTCTTCAAACATAGGTATAACGTTACCGTCGGCACCTATTTCAAAAGCTGAAGTCATATCACCTTGTATATTCATTTCTTCAGGAAGTTGTACTTCCATGTCCATTGGTTCTTGAGGAGATTGACCTTGTAGCATATCCATAATTTCTATGTCTATTGAGCCGTCTTGATCAATGTTTAATGGTTCTTTTTCTATAGCCATAATTAATAATAACTTACTTTACGTTTGTAGTATAGTTCTTCTTCCTCCCAGTCACTAGGTAATCTAACGAATCCACCTTGTCTAAATCGTAACATAGCCTGAGTAGTTGAGTCTACTAAGTCGTCGTGGTCCCCAGCGGGGAAAACGGCACACTCTTCTATTACCTCATTAGCCCACTTAGTGTCTGGTGCCCAGACCATGCCCGATTCAAATAATGGGGTGCTGGCGTTAACTCTAGCTACTTTATCATTTCCTTTACTAGGTGTAAAGTTTTGTACGGGTATACCTATATTTCTAAGTTCTTGGGTTAGCGGTATACCACTAGCTTTACCTTCTATAATTACTACGTCGGGGCTCCACTCATGATATTGTTCTAAGGCTACGCCTTTTAATTCAGGGAAAGAATACTTACCTTTTATACAGTCGAGTAAAATAATATGAGCTACTGTGCCATCGTAAAGGTTTTCACCTATTGTGCCTTCTGGGTAAAATACTCCCCAAGTAGTAATAGCTGAGTAGTCAGCTGAAGAACTTTTTAAAAAAGCTGTATCGTAACTTTGAATTAAATAATCACATGTTGGTGGTTTTTCTTTTTCCCACTCCATCCACCACTCACGCCTAATTAGTGCACCTTCCTCACTGGTTGGATTCTGCATGTACTGGGCGTGCCATTTAGGACCGCCACGTAAACTAGCTTTTACGCCTTCTAGTTCTTCTAGTTTCCAGTATTCTGGCCACAAAGGTTTACCGCTAGGTANTATGGCGGGTAGTTCTATAACTTCCCATTGNTCNGCTTTAGGGTCACGGGCAGCATCTTTTAATAATTTACCCGTAAGGTCGTTAATATTCCAGCGGGTCATAACTATAACTATGGCACCTCCTGGCTGTAATCTTTGACGCGGACCACTAGTATACCAGTCGTAAGTATCTTCCATGGACTTTGGGTTCATAGCGTCTTGTTCACTGTGCGGGTCATCGATTATAAATAAGTCCGCTCCCCTACCCGCTAGTGCACCGCCAACCCCAGCAGCATAATACTCGCCTTTTAGTTTAGGGTTACTCTTCATTTGAGTTTCCCATTTACCTGCTGCTTTTGAGTCTGGGTTTATTAATACGTCGGGGAATATTTTTTCATAGTCCTCGGTAAGCATTAAGTCCCTAATCTTACGACCAAACTTAACGGCTAAATCTGCGGTGTGTGTTGCTTGTAATATCTTTAAAGCTGGGTTACGACCTACTAAATATGCAGGAAAGTAATGCGAGGCGAACTCACTTTTAGTATGCCTAGGTGGCATATTGATTATAAGCCTTTTTATTTTACCTGTGGCTATACGGTCAAAAGCGTCAGCCATCTTTTTGTGGTGAGCCCCGCCGATGAATGATGGCCATTGGTCTTTAACAAAGTTCATAAAGCCACTTTGACAGCGTTCTACCTTTTTTATTTCGTCTAGCCTTTCAGCTAGTTCTAGGTGTTCTTTTAGTACTGACTCGGGTAAGTCGTTTAAATTAGAGGTCATACTTTAACGGCATTAAACTGGCTACTCCGCCATGGTTCATTCTAAAAGTTTTAAAAGCTTCTTTTAATTCAGGTGTTAACTCTATTTTTAAATACTCTTGGTCATAACCGTCTATATATTCGGTAGCGTTTAGCTTAACCCCGTAATCTTGTTCGGTTTGCTTCATGGCTTTTTTAAGGAAGTCATTATAACTTTTAGCTCGGTTTTTACTTTCTATGTCTGGTTCAGCGGTGTATGTTTTATCATTAATTGTATAATCCTCATTCGTATTCTTTTTTATTATTTCTGTTAACTTACCTTCATCGTCATATTCCAATTTTATATTAGGATTATTTTTAAACTTTTTTTCCAAAAAAGGTATCGTTTTAGGTGGTATAACTAGATCGTTACCAGAAGGAGGAGCTAATGACCTAGCACCGTTAGGTATTAAAACGAAAGGAGAATCACTTTTAGCACCAGTTTGTAATAACATTTTTACGCTATCCGTGAACCAGTCTACGCTCCTCGGTAGGTTTTTAGAGTCTGTCGCTATTCCTAAATACTTAGCAAAATCAGGCATGTAGTTTGAAACTAAACGTTCTGCTCTTTGGTTATATGCGTCTGTTGCTTCTGGAACATAGTCTGTAATACCAAACGAATTTTGAGAATTACCAGAACTAATAGCGTCTTGCTCCTCAGTTTGAAACTTTGCGATTATTTCATCATACTCTGTATTAAAATTATCTAATTCACCAGTTTCTTTTAAAAATTTATGAAAATCCGCTGTATCTTCACTAATCTCTAGTGCATCACCCGCAGTGTATTTTCCTATTTCTATGTCCTCAAAAGGTATTTTAGGGTCATCTCCAATTTCAGAGACTATGTGTTCGACATGCATTCTACCGCCGTATTGATCTTCTTGCCCTACAGAAGCTGTTAATCTACTTTGATCTCTTGTGAGTTTATATGCGTCACTTTGAATCTCTTGTCCTACTAATACATTTTCTTGTCCATCTATAGTTTCAAAGGTGTATCTTTGGTGCATATAGTTGTTATCTCTTAACCCTTTTTCACCAACTCCTATTTTATCACCTATTGCTAAGTATGAATGTTTGTTATTTGTAAAACTTGTTTTTTCGGATCCTGGGTTACCGTAAAGCTGACCGTCATCAAACATGCTAAACCTACGTTCGCCGTAAGTTTGGCTAATTTTTTGGTCGGCATCACCAACTGTGGTAGTAGGGCTATCAAGATCGAAAAGGGGTCTTTTAGTAGTTTGTTCTGAGAAACCTGTGTCTACTGTATCATCCATGGTTCGGTTTAACCCGTAATAAGCATGAGTTTCCTGTATTTTAGGAGCGTTTTTCTGTAGTTCAATCATAACTTGAGCAGGAGTAGCGTTACCTCTAGCTACAAACTCTTCTGATAAAAAGTCTCCTATTTGTCTGTCTACGTTTTGGTTTACGTTGCCTTTACCCGTTACCCCGTAACGTCTCATGCCTTGCAGTATGTTTTCTATAGGAAACACTTTATTAGGTTTTTTATAAAAGTCTGATTCAGCTAAAGCTATTTGACTCATCATCTGTGTGTCATTGTCGCCGTACCTTAAAGGCATTAAGTTAGC